TTATTCAAGGTTTATTTTACAGTCTTTAGAATCTGGAATCAAAAACGAAGTAAAGAAAGCAATAATAACAAGAATCAATCCTGTAACAATCCCAGAAATATAACCAGAACTGCTTCCACCAACACTCGTATGTAAAACTGTTGGTACAGCATATAAAATAATGAAGCTGAGACCAGCTCCCAGATTAAACATTCCAGCATTTAATCCTGGAAGATAGCCTGGATTATCCTCTGGTGAAAGCACAATTCCGAGACCATTTAACATAATATTTGTTATCCCAGCATAGGTAATCCCAATGAAGGTAGATACCAACAATAAAAGCCAGATTGAAGGTTGTAGCACGCCAGCAACAGCCAAAACTATTCCGATAATCGTCGTTAAAAGCCCCACTCGAAGGACCTTCGCAAAACCAAAGCGAGCAGCCAAGAAGCCTGAAACAGGTCCAAAGAATAAGCCAGCAAGCGCATAAGGAGTAAGGGTAACAAGAGAAACCATATCTGCCCCAAGTCCCAAACCAAACTTACCATCTTGACCTAAAGCAGGAATAATTCCATTCATAATTGCAAAAACACCAGTCATTGTTAATAGAGTTGTAATTAATAATCCCCATGTTCTTCTTTGCTTCAAATAATGAATAGGAACCATCGGATGGTTCACTCGTTTTTCCACTTGCCAAAATCCAACGAAACAGATCAGACCCAAAAGAGCCAAGATTGAAGCTAAAAGCCAATTAGGAAGTCCAAGATTTCCAAAGCTTCCTTGCAAAGCATTAACCGCACTCAAGAGCGCACCCATTGCTACTACTAAAAGAATGACTCCAGTCCAATCCATTTTTGGTGTATCTTTTGCAGTTGACTCTTGCGTTCCAAAACTTACTAAAAGAATAGCAAGTGCTGCCGTAATTCCCATAACAAAAAATACTGAACGGAAACCACCATGGCTCACTAACCAGCCACCTGCTAAGGCATCAACTCCAGCAATTCCACCATTAATTGAAGTAAGTATGGCCATTAATTTTGCATATCTCTTCTCATCACGCACTTTCACGTGCAAGATGATTAAACAAAGTGGAACTACAGGTCCAGCAGCACCTTGTAAGATACGACCAATCATCAAAATTCCTACATTAGTCGCAAATCCAGAAATAAGACAACCAATCATTGTTAAGGTAAGCATCCCAATCAGAACTTTTTTTCGTCCAATTAAATCTGCCAAACGAGGCAAAAACAAAGCAAATAAGGCCGCAGCTGTAAAAAAGATGGTTTGTGTCAGTGCTATAGACGAAGCTGTCGTATGTAATTGAGCCTGCATGGTAACCAAAGCAGGCGAGAGCATTGAAGCATTAAGCTGAAAAGCAAAGATTGCTACCAATAGGGCGACCATTAAAGCCACTATTGAGCCCACATTATCACTAGATTTTTGAGGAACAGTATTTTCTCCCATTTTTTCTCCTTTTTTTAGAGGATAAACTCTCTTTATGTTTCGCAACCTTAAAAGAGCCCCAGCTATCTATTATATTATAAATTTTACTTTTTGCGAAGTTTGAAAAGGCGACTTGGACAAATTTCTTACTTTAAGTCATGTTAACTCTCCATTATTTTGGATAACTTTTATTTGTGCCAGACATCTATTTTACGGTAAACAGTGTCACTATTCTTATCGGATAAATTATTATATAGATTTTTTATAAAATCTTTTATTTAAATCTCAAGTTTTTATAGAAAAAACAGCCAATATAAAGCTGGTTTTCATCAATTCATCTCATCTTACAAATACTTTTCTTATCTTGAATCTGGAACCTTCTAGAGGTCATATCCTGCATTTATCCCAGCCACTCTTGGAGTACCAAGGGGAATGTTTTTACTAATATAATCCTTTAGACTATTATATAAAACCGAAGTGTCTTTTGATAGTCTGGAACTTATAGCCTCTCTTTGAAAAGAGGCGACCATTCTATTTGCGACTGAAAGAGAGTAGACTTTATTTTCTAATTCCTTACGTCCCAATTGAACAATTTTTCTTTCCCTATCTTTAATATTAGGATTTAAAGCATAATTATAAAGGATTTCTAAAAACTCTTGATCATTAGATATAGCAAATTTTTCCATAGAGTCACAACTTTCCTGAAGGTCCCCCTGTTTGAGGACCAAAACCAGCTCCTGCCGAGCCCCATCCATTAGCAAGTACTCCAGCAACCGCACTTACTGGATCCTTAGTGACATGATACACGTATTTCTTATTCCAATTGTCATAGGCAAGATATCCATTTGCACCATTCATTATTTTTGTAAATTGAGACTCTTTTATCACACGATTAAAAATCTCAGAAGAGGTAAGTTCTGGTTCAAACATTGTTAATGATTCAATATTCTTTTCTATATAATCTTTCAAACGCTTTGAAGATTTATCAGATAATTCTCCCTCACTTTCTAATTCCTTATTGATGATTTCAGCTAAATTTTTGTAAGCTTCCGTCTGTTTTTCTATGGCTTTAAGCGCGAGTACTTTTTCCTCTTTGATTTTGCTTTCTGACATATATAATCACCTCTTATAAATGAGATAGAATCGACAATTACATTATAACTCTTTGGTTACTAAATTACAACAAAACAAATTTTAAATTACTTTGTTATTAAAAAACAACATTATAAATTGATGTAATTTTTTATACCCATAGCCTCTATTGATTCTGCTCCTAAATATTTAATTTATTGTGAATATTTTATGCCGTACTACCTGTATCAGCTTGTACTTTTTTAATATAAAAAACTCTATCCTAGCGACAGAGGTAAATACTTTAAAACTAACATTTAAATGAGCTATTTTATAAAAAGGGGCTACAAAGGGGCATTATGGTTCTTGCTGGACTCGAACCAGCGACCGAACGGTTAGCTACCAACTGAGCTAAAGAACCAAAATATGACAATCTGCAGCACATATCTTCGTTATTATATAAGATCTGTGTGGATGGAGCTGCAGATTATCAAGTGTTTGTAAATGAATGTTTTTCTCATCCACTAAAACTATTATACAACTTTTTTAATAAATAAAAAAAGCCACTCCGAAGAATGGCTTGACTCTAGGAATAGGATGAAATCTCACAAACATCCCGACTATATTATAGCATAAAAAAAGCGCCCCAGTTAGGAGAGGGACGCTAAGGAATGAATTTATTAAAAAAGTATTTTTTGGGATGTAAAAATTATATAACTTTCCATTTCCGTTGTCAAGAAAAAAGCGCCCTCGCTTTGGAAAAGAGCGCTTTATCTCTCCCAAAACACTTAGTTATTTGTATTTGTATTTGGAATAGCATTTATGATAAGGATATTATACTAATTTATTTTAAGAAAAACAGTAACATTTGTTAACAAAAAAAGACCCCCAATTAAGGGGTGTCAGTGTTAGAAATTTAATTATAGCAAACTTCTTAACGAGAACAAAGAAAAACGCCCCGGAGGGCGAGAAGTTAACTGGGATCAGATACTTTAATAAATTGATTTAAACTTTCACAATTTTTAAAACCAATCCTTCTAGCATTTTGTTCCGATTTATTTGTGATTTTTAATAGACTTTTGTTAATATTGGACCAGTAGTACTTACTATTTATTCTAAAAATAAAATGCTTAATTATTATTAGAATTACTGCAAATTTATCCGTTAATATATCATTATCATTTGACTGAATCGTACATAGATAATTAGACCATTTTTTTCTGTAAATGGGTTTTGTTTTCAATTTAAAATCAATAATATTTGAGTTATGAGCACATATATTTCTTACAAGATTAAGCGTTTTTATCCATGAAATAAATTCTTCACCCTTGCAATCATATTTAGAGGCCAGTTCTCTTAAAGATTTACTTGGTAACAAATCAATTATATTGACCATTTCTCCAAACATAAGTACATTCATTGTAATCCATACAGAAGGGAACCCATCTGCTTCTTTATTCTTATCATAATTTACATCATCAATAGAGGTCTTTTTTATAGATTTTTTTAGTTGTTTTTTAAATTGATATTCTTTTTCTAGTATTTCAAACTTACTATATTTTTTTTTGCTTGCCCAGTGCGAGAAATTTAGATACCCGAAAGCTCCATACTTTTTTCCTAAAATATATGCTAAATTTGTTTTTATTGATACCTCGATCTTTTCAATCGCATGTAATAAAAACATTCTAAGGTTCTTATCCTGATAATATCTACCTACAATATTGTCAAAGCTAATATTATTATACTTTATTGAGATTTCTCCAGTCTCTGATTGTGTAATATCTGAGTACGGTTTGGCGAACTCCTTTAACCTATAATAACCAATAGTTTTTAACTTTCCAATATTCTTTTCTTTATTTTCTCTATTAACTTTCATTCCTCTTTCACTAAAAAGGTCAAGTTGTTTTTCAAAACTAATGGATTCAGCATTCATATAATATATCCTTATAAAATATAAAAAAATCCCCGCGTCAGAGCTTGTCTGTCCTTAATGGATACGAGGATGTTGTCATTTGATAAAGATATTATAACAAAATATTTTGCTACTTGTCAATAAAAAATGTTATTTGAATAAATTATATTTAAAAAAACACCCGCCGAAGCGGGTTTTAATTTTAATAATTTAAAGTTTGACCAGCATAAATCAAATTAGGATTTGAGATGCCATTCATTGAAACTAAGCTTTGAACTGTTGTTCCTAAACGGCTCGCAATTGATGAAAGATTATCATCAGATTGTACAGTGTAAGTTCGTGCTGTAGCCCCATATTGACCGTCTGTGAAGTGAATAACCTGACCTGCATAAATCATGTTCGGGTTAGATAAACTGTTCTGATGAGCCAATTCTTGCCAGTTTGTACCCCAGTTTGATGCAATGCCACTAAGTGTATCACCTTGTTTTACAATATAACTTTTTGCGGGTGTCGTTGGCTGGCTTGTAGAAGCATCAATAGTTTCCACATCATGAACGGATAACCAGCTCATAATACCATCAAGCAAGACAGTATCTCCATTCTTCTGGATGATTTTATGTGGTTGACCTTTTACCCATTGAGGAATTGTTTCTCCTGTGGCATAATTCTTAGCGCCAAAGTTTACTTTAACCGTCATTCCAACTTCTACATCGTTTCCTTTAACTTCATTGGCTTCTTTACCATTTTCAATGGCCGGTGTAGCAGTATTGGGTTTAACTTCTTGGCCTTTCTGTTTTCCGTATCCATTATCTGTGATTCCCGTTAAATCAACATTTCCATCAAGTCCGCCAGCAACATAAGTTGATGTGAACTGGAATACTAAAATTCCGTCCATACTTGGGAAGAAGCTATAGTTTGGAACTGGTGTTACTTCGTAATTTGGATATGCCGCAATCCATAATGAGTTAGGAAATTCTTTGATGATTTGATTATAATTGACATTGGCCAAAGTGTAAGGCTTGTAAGAATAATACATTGGAGTATATCCAGCCGCTTTTACACGTCGCATTCCGTAAAGAATCGCATCAGTATTTGCTTGCTTATCTCCACTTGCTCCACCTTCGTAGTCTAAAGCAACAATAGAATTCTTTGGTGTTTGAATTCTTGGTAAATAGCGGTCAAGTGCTGCTTTGGCTACTTCTTGGGAACCTCCGACTTGATACCAAATATAAGTATGGGCTCGTTTACCTTGAGCAATTGCTGAAGCTACTTGCGTTTCATAGGTGGCTTGGTCTACAAAGGTTCCACCGTAAGTTCCTCCGATTTGGCTAAAAGCAAATTTATCATGAGCATAGCCAAAGTTACCATAGTCTCCATTATATTTTGACCAGTCCACCCCTTGGTCACCGACTGCCGCAAATACTGGTCCACTTGCTGCAACAACAAAGAAAGCTACCATTCCAATGGCAGCTTTTTTAATTACTTTTTTCATTTATTGTCCTCCGTATCATTTGGCTGGTTATTATATTTAACAGCACTTACTCCAGCTAATGTTCCCAAGAATACCGTGAATGCATTCAAAGTAATGATAGCTAAATCAGTTCCACCCCAACCGTAGGCTTTGCCAATTACTCCAATAAATACACTAAGAGCTGGTAATGCTGTTAAAACCGCCCATTTAATAATGTTATAAACTTTGTCATTTGAAATCATTTTCTTTCTCCTTTTTATACTTTTCGTAAATTTCGTGAGCATAGTGATTGCCCCCTAACGCTGTATATTCATCAAAAATACCACTGACAATTTGTAAGCCGTAATCATGATGAATTGCTTCTCCAAGCTCAACACGTTTAATGACTACTAAAAGTATTCTTAATTGTTCTTCTTGCTTCTTGGTCATTTTTCGATACATCCAACCAAAAATACCAGAAATTATAAGAAGAGCGGCCCAATTATCAATAACAAGCTTGAAAAAAAGCCATCCTTCATGTACTAATGCATCCATACCCCCTACTTTCTAATAATTGATACTCCAATTTTATTTTTCCTTTCATATTAAAAACCTATCTATTGATAGGTTTGTTATTAAATTACCACAAAGCTTTCTTGACCCAAAAATACTGCATTAGTTGTTGCTTTAAAGAGTATAATCGCTCCAGGACTTCCGCCCGAAAAAGCGTTAATTTGTAAAACATGCAAAGCGCTAGTAGCACTTGCTTCTGGGATTGATTTAAAGATTCTTTTTCTTGGTGCAAAATCCGTTGGAAGTGACCCAAGAGAGATATCGTAATTTCCGGTCGAAGTGAAATCCCAGCGAATCGTTACTGTATCTCCTCGTCTCATGTACTCAGCTCTATTAGATGAATCTGGGATATATGTCCAATCTACATCATTTTTTTGTTTTATTTCCTCTGTAAATGTTTTTTTACCGCCAATTGTTTCATCACCAGTTTTATGAACCACTGCGGAATCATCAGCTTTACCTTTAACAGTCGTTGATAAATCTATCAGTGATTGTCCTGTCGCAAACTTTACATCTGCTTCAGTTTTTGAGTAAGCCCCAACTTGGCTTGCGGTTACTGCATGCGGATTAGCTTTATTGTTGATATGAGATTCAACTTTATTTGTTAGTTCTGAATCTTTAACGGGAAACCAAGTATAATCGCTAGCAGACTTATTTGTTTTAACTGTGTTGCTGAATCCTACATACTTTGGATAATCATTTATTGTGGCTTCACTAGCTGAGGGCATCCAAGGAGTGGCGGTTGAGCCTGTTTCAAGTTTGATGGCAGAATACACAAATCCTGATATGTTTGATGATTGTCTAATGGTAATGCTATCAGTATCAGCTAAAGCACTATCAAAAGACTGATATTTAGCCCCTAATTCTACTGGACTACTTACACGAATTATTTTACCTAAATCGCTTTGTTTAATAGGATACCAGCAAGAACCTACAATTGTGTTGTAATCATCAGTTCCAATATTTCCATAAGCCTGAGAACTTTGACCTTTAAGCTGGATAGAAATTGCACTTCCAACTATAGCATTCAATGGCACATGGATATCGAAACTAAAGTTCATTGCTGAAACTCCAGATTTAGATTTAATTGCAGAATCATATATTTGGCTGGAACTAAATAAAGTATCCCAAACTGTTGTAGTTGAAGTTGATGATAAAGTTCTCGTGTTTTTCAACAAATTCAAATTCGGATAAACAGTCGTGAAACCGTCCGTGCCGTCTGCGCTGTTGGCATAGGCGATTGAGTTAATATTAGCTGATAATACCGCTTGAGTAAGGCTAGGGGTCATATATTTAGCATTGCTAATTCCCTGCTTAGCCTCATCTTCTGTAGCTAAACCAAAGTTTTGAACATTGCCAAGCCCGACTTGTGTAGCCGTAACTTTATGAGGGTTATTTTTATCTACAAGATGCGAAGCAAGATTAGCATCGTTATCACCAATACCAGTTTCCATATGGTTCATACGATTATCAGTAACAACCGCACCATTTTCGATATTTTCTTCCTCAGTTTTTAAATCGTCATATTTATTCCAAGTTTGCTTTTCATAACTCATTATTTTCCAACCTCCTTAGAATTTTCTTGCTCATAAGTTTCAACTAATACTGATAATTTAGCATTATCAAATTCTAACTGAGTAATCTTAGATAGTAATTTGTTAATCAATTTTTCTGCATCAATTTCTTTATTCATGATTCCTCCTCTTTAAAGTTTTGTTCTTCAATTTCTTTAATTTCTTCAAACTTCATATCAGTCAAAGTCAAGCGGTCATTTTCATAGCCTCTCCTTTTACCTTTAATTTCCCATGCAAAAGGGAGATTAGGACCGGATGATTGCACAGTGAAACTGGTTTTGTCTCTTGATACAACATAAGCAAATCCTTCACTATAGCTTTGTAAAAACACTTGATATTCATAATCTGTATTAATAACGTCAGAAAAATGTTCTTCAATAGGAATAATAACTGTGCAATCTTCACCGGTTTCTGCTGTTCCGATATCACCTAAGTATGACTCAGCCGTTTCATAGGCTGGAGTTAATCTAAGCCCGTCTCTTGTGACATGAGCAGCATTTTTAGAACCAATTACACTTAGACTACCGTTAACACTAAGATTTCCACCAATATTAGTGAATTGGCTAATTTTAACATTACTTAAAATGTTTAAAGCACTTGCTACAGCTGTTATTGCTCCATTGTTATCTCCTGATAGGTAAGTTGCATTACTTCCTATTTTGAAGCCAGTTATTCCCACTCTTAAATTGGGCCTATTGTCACCACTAGATTGATATTCAAAGTTTGTCGGTGTATAAGAAAGTGAATTAGAATCCCCAGTGATACTTAATTTGTCTAAATTTGCGTATCCTGACATATTGGTACCAACACCAGAAAAGCTTAGGAAATTTTTATTCATTTTTTTGCTATATATTGATAAAGAACCTGAATCTGAAACCTCAAGTCGTACATTTCCTTCTTTCAAATTCATTAATGTAGTAAAGAATTTAAAAATTTCTTTGCCATCACTATTTCTTATCCAAGTAATCGCTCCATTATCTTGAAGCATTGAAAAATCTTCCCCGACAGAGGTAATTTTAGAACCCGTGATTTTTACACCTTCTATATCAACGGCTTTCAAAGTTCCAGTTGATATATTTGAAGCATTTAAATTAATAATATTTACATCCGAGGCATTAATAGTTCCGGCCGTTAGTTTTGAGGCACTTAGATTTCCAATCATTGCGTCTTGAATGATAGCATCATCTATTCGAGTTTGATCAGTTAGCCAAATTTTTGCACCCGTAATTTTTAACCACTCTTTACCGTCCATTTCTTCTGATAAATTGATTGTTTTGACAATTTCATCAGATGGAACGGAATTATCAATTTTTTCCTGAATTTCATCAGATAATCTTGTAGAGGTAGTCATTACCCAATCGTAAGTTCTATCCGCAAGTTTTGTATAAATCCATATTTCATCATCTGGGCCATTCTTTTTGAACCAAATATCTCCTTCTTTGGGATAAGGAGGTTCCTCTGTTCCGTCATAAATTGAATTTTTACCAGCTGCATCAACACGAGAATTAATATCTTTAATAATTTGATTAAGCGGTGGAGAATATGCTGATACTGTTTGAGCTGAAGAATTAGTGTTGGCTGAACTAGTTGCTGTCAACCCTCCTTTAAAAGTTAGGGTGTAACTCAAATTAGGAGTTTTAAATGGTTTGCCATCTCTATCCGTGAGCGTTAACCAATCTCCAGTTTCTAGTGCTGGATTACCTCTCCAATTTAAAGTAAAAGGATAAAAATTGACATTACTTATTTTTTGATAAATAGTTTCAAGCAAACTTTGAGTCATTACTTTATTTTCTAAAACAATCTGAGGACCAGTATTACTACCAGCTAAATAAGTAACTTGTTCATTCCCGCTTTCACTTTGAACAGAGACAGTACAAGAGATACCGCCAATTTTGTACATCAATTCATTTTTAGTTAGTCCCTTTTGGAAATATTCTGCGGGAGAAACAGCAAATTTAGGGTCAATTAATTGCACGATCTCCAATTGATTTATTCGGCTAAACCTTGCATAACCGGCTTCAAACTGAGCAATTAAACCTATTGCTTGCCTGAAAGTATAGCCCTCAGGTTTATTTATTTTTGAAGTACTAATCATTGAAAAATTTGTTTCATTAATAATCGAACCACTTTTATTTGCAATTTCTAACGCAACATCTCGAATAGAAGCAGGGTAGGTCAGTTCAGAAACATACTCATTTTCTAAAAAAACAAAATGATCACTTGCTTCAAGTGTCGTTTTGTTTTCGTTTCTATCTGGGTCACATTTAGTGACATAAAAAGTACCAATTGATACATACTCATAAACCGTTGGTTTATAATGAATCAATTTAGCATAGCCCACTCTTGCACTTCCCACTTTTTCAGGAGAGATATTATCATAATTATAATCTGCATCATAAGTTGCTATTCCAACTTCCACAGTGACTTCTGTTAACTCTTTAATATTTTCAAGTATTGAACAAAATTCTATTTTTATAGAATTTGAAAATGTTGAACCTATTTGAAATGTTTCACCAGAAATAGAGCCACCACTGTATACCCAACTATTGATATCGTTTTTTGTAAAAACTTTATCGCCAACTTTTATTCGAGTCTCAAATCTTCGATTTTCTGCTTTCATGGCTTTGTTAAAATCATCTGAGACATTTAACATTTTTTATCCTCCTATTTTTCTATCAGGTTTACAGATAAGTTTTCCCACTTCATCGCTTTAAACTTATCATTCCATGAGTAAGAAGGCATTGTAGAATCCCCAGCATAAAAAGTTTTACTTCTTTGTCTTCCAATTTGTGGGTCTGGATAGATTACTACGAAGAATGGTTGATTAATTCTTTGCAAAATATCAGACACTTCCGAGTCACTTAACGGGCCCCATTTAATGTTTAATTTAGTTTTTTGAGCAATGACATCTCTTACCATTTCTCCATTTGCATTTCTCCCTGATGAGTCAGAGTCAATTGTTGAAATACTGACGCTGAATTCTTTAGGAGTTTTGACCGTCACTCCATTAAATTGTAATTCGGCAGACATAATCCCTCCTTCTAAATATTAAGCTCAGTGTACCCAAGCTGTTGATGATATTTATTGATTTCTGAAACTGCAATTCGTCCAAACTCTCTGCCTCCGATATTTATCACAATATCTCCATTTGAAGTTTGGCTAGTTTGTGCGCCTAAAGATTGAACAAGCAACATGATGGCACTTGTTAATGAACCATTTATATTTGCTAAACCATAATTTGATACATCTTGTCCTCCACCAAAGCTTCCAGAATTGCTGTAATCAGTTGGCTTGTCTGTGAACATTTCAGGCAATTGCAATGTTTCAAATGATTTGAAATCACTGATAGAGTTATAAGGGTTATATTTAGCAGGAACAACCATTTCTCCTTCATGAATCATTGCTAATTGATCTTCAGGAACATAAGGCGTACCTTTTGCATATCCGTGTCCATGACCAATAACTTGAAGCATCCCTGGGTCACCGTAACGTCCCATAGCGTAATGAATTGCCGCAAGTGCATTATCATATCCGTTAAAGATATTTCCATGACCTGGGAATTTATTTGCATTGAATGTGGCCGAGATGGTTTGTAACAATCCTTTGGCCAAGTCACCAGTGATTGTATTAATGTCAGTATATCCACCTTGGACAGCTTTCTCATTACCTCCTGATTCGCTTTGTACTTGTCTTAGCCAAGCATTGACATAGTTTTCAGAAGTTGATACACCGTTCATTGACAAAGCCTTTTTAATAACTGGTCGCCAACGTTCGACACTAGTACCAGATGGGCTTTCTGAACCTTCTGAGAATGCCTTTTTAATCATTCCCATCGCTCCATTAGCTATAGTAGATATACCACCAGTCGCAATAGATAACGCAGGTTCAACTGCTTGAGAAAGGTTAGTAAACTTGCTTATTGCAATGTTTAAAATCTTTTCTGGATGAGTAGCATAGTCCCAAATATCGCCAACCATTTCTTTGGCTTGATTCCATTTCTCACCCATCCAATTACCGATACCGTTTGCATAAGCAGGCATTCCTGACATTGCTTTTGCAGTTTTAGCACCGCTCAATACTTGGGTTCCTTTTGGTAAATCAACCATGAGGTTTCTCACTTTAGGGAATAGCCCAGTTTTACCATCCGGTGTCCGATACATCTCTTGCCATTGACTCCCTGAGCCATCATTTACTAATGCTGGTCCTCCTGGGTGAGCATTTGTACCATTGGCATAAGCATTAAAGGTAGGAACATTCCAATGTCCTAAGTTACCATTAGCTCCAACTTTGTTGAGAATCCAGTTAATGCCGTCAATAACTCCATTGACCGCACCACCTATAACTCCAGCAATGCCATTACCAATTGCAGCTGCACCTCTTTTAACTGCATTTACTCCATTTTCAAGGCCTTTTCCTATTTTCTCACCCATACCAGAAGCCCAAGAGGCAACATTATCAAACGCACCTTTGGCGTTAGACTTGATAGTATGAGCGTAGCCACCCATTTTGTCTTTCATGTTAGACCACGCATTTGAAGCATTTGTTTTTGCAGTATTAGCAGCATTAGAAACTGATGTTTTCACATTATCCCATGCATTACCAGTACCACTTTTTATCTCGTTCCATTTTGTAGAAACTTTTGAACCAATAGAATCAGCAGTATCGTGAACAGACTTTTTGGTATCATTCCACTTGTCAGAAGTCCATTTTTTAACATTGTCCCAAGCATCGCCTGTTCCTTTTTTGATTTCTTCCCACTTAGTAGAAACCTTAGTACCTACAGAATCGGCCGTATCGCTTATTGATTTCTTGGCTTCATTCCATTTATCAGAAGTTGCCTTCTTAACATTGTCCCAAGCGTCACCAGTAGCTTTCTTGATACTATCCCATTTCTCTCCTATCCATTTCCCAAGTTTACCAGCTGCTTCGGTTATAGTATCCCAGTTTTTGTATAAGAGTACACCAATTGCAATTGCTGCTGCAATAGCTATTGTTATTGGACCACCCAAAATACTGACAATTCCTCCTATAGCAGTTCCGACAGCAGATAATACGCCCCCTAATCCTCCAATACTTCCTAGAAAAGCAAATATCCCCGAAAGAACTTCAACTACAGTACCAATCGCTCCAATAATTTTAATTGCAGCGGCAAATGCTCCTAATGCTATAACAAAATTAGAAAACCCTTCTCCATGCTCAGATAACCAATCTCCAATAGTTGAAAGAACATCTCCGAGTCCTTTTAAGACGTCGACAATTACTCCACCAGTCCATTCAGCGATTGGTTTCAAAAAACTATCCCAGAAAAATTTGAAAGCTGGTTTAAGAGCTTCGATTACTCCATTTACAAAATCTATTGCACCACCCAAAGCTTGTAAGAAAGCGGGTATTAAGTCTTGAATAGTAAACCCAGCCAATGGCAAAAGTACATTTTTATAAAACCATTCTAGTCCAGCTCCAATATTATCAGAGAGAGGTTGAATGCTTTCAAGTAACTTTTTAATTCCATTAAGCAAGGGTGTAAAGTCCAAGGTCTTTGCCCAATCAGCTGTAGCTTTTGCCATATTATTAATATGTGTAAGCAAATTATTAATAATCCCTAAAATAATAGAGAAAATTTCTTTACCAGCTCCACCTTGATCCCATGCTTTTTTAAGTTGGTCAGCAATGTTTCCTACCGCTTTAAAAATATTTGTAAATATTTCTAAAAGATTTGCAGCAATAGCTTCTCCTGTTCCATCATTCCAAGCATCACGAAAAGCACCTGCTATAGAATGTAATAGCCCAAGAATGCTATTAAACATATCGAAAATTGTTTGTATTAATGTTGTGCCACGTCCATCATCTTCCCAGGCGTCTTTAAAAGCTTTAGCTATATCACCAATAATGCCAAGAACATCCGCAAGTAAAATTAATAGATTTTCAATGAATTTTTGGCCAGTACCATTTGTCCAGACTTCCATAAAGGATTTTCCAATAGTACTTGCTAAACCAATAACTTCTCCAAGTGCATATTTCCACGCATCAATAACCTTTTGTCCTTGGTTTTTCCATGCATCTTGGAAAGGTTTGAAGAAGTCTTTAAGCAAGGCTTGCATATCCTTCATCCATTTAGGAGTTGAATAATTACCAGTCGCAGCCCCAAAATCAATACCTGGAGCTTTTGTATCTTGGCCTTTGTCAGTATCATCATCAGTTTTGTCTTGCAAACCAATACGATTAATCTCATCAAATCCCATGAGTGAACGTTGAAGTTTATCAACTTTTTTCTGCGCTTTAGTCGCTGATGAACCTGTATCATTCATTGCTTGAACGTTATTATACAGCCCCTCAGCTCCTTTTTTAGAAGCTTGATAAGTTGTACCAAACAACTGTGAAATGAAGGCTGCAAGCTGTCCTGTTAACGTAGCAATAGCGCTCATCATAGCATTAATTGCAGGTAAGATGGCTGTATAAATTGGATAGAATGCGGTCATCAAGTTGACTTTAATCTGATTAAGTGAATTTGAAAACTGATCGTTTGTCTTCAATGCACTCATCATTCCGCCAGCTAATTTACTTATTGCTCCACCAATTAATTGATAAACAATTAATGAAGGCAACAAATATTTCATAGACTGAAGAAATGCATTATTACCCATATACATGCTACGGGTGCCTTGTGTGACTTTATTTGAATTTCTCGAAAAGAGATTTCCAAATTTATCCAATATCCCAAATGAATTTTTCAATCCATTTCCAATTCCCCCAGCACCGTGAGAAATGGAGTTTGACATGCGGTTGAAGACTCCGCCATATTTAGAAACAGCACGCTCAGATTGTTTCAATCCTGAACCTGTCATACTAGCTCCAGCTGCAGCTGTTCCAGTTGCCATTGACGATTGGCTAAGAACTGAATTAATTCGTCCTATTGCCTTTCTTAATGATTCTGCACGCTCTTCTGTTCTTTGATATTCTTTTTGAAGAACATCGTTACTACTTGCTAACTTCTGCATTTTATCAGACTGTGCTTGCATTTTTTGAGCAGTTTTCAATGAATCAGGAGTATCAACATTTTTAAAACCTTTGTCAAAACTTCCGACTGGTTTTAGTTGATATTGATATTCCTTTTGTAAAGCTCGAACACTTTCACGCATTGTATAATACTTAGCTTCATTGGCATCCATTACTTTTGCAATTCGCTCTAAAGACGAAGGCACTGCATCAAACTCAGTCTTCATTGATCGAGCAAGACTTTTTGCTTGGTCTTGATATTTAACCATTGATGCCTGGGCCCGTGCAATCTGATCATCATATTTGACCGTTTGCCCACCATCTCCTTTTGCTGAAGAACTTTGACGCTGTGATTTAAGATAAGCTACTTTTTCTTGAGCAGCTTTAGCTTGACCCATTTTTGCATTAATTTCATTCAGCATAGCATCAATTTCTTTTGATACTTTAGGACGTGCTTTCTTAAATCCAGTAGATAAATTATCTCCAATACTTTCTGATGATTTCTTAGAAGAACTTTCAAGATGGCCCATCATCTTTTCAAAAGTTTGATTCATTTTTTCTAACTGTTTGCCAAATTGTGTTGCACCTTTATCAATATTCAAATTATCTTCAGTCTTTTTCATAGACTTCCCAGTGATATTTTGAATTTTTGACATAGCAGATTCAATATTTGGCATTATTTTATCCAAAGACGCCTGAACTCTGGCTGTATTGACGTCTAATAAAACTTCCAAGGTTTCTAATTCCATATTTCTCACCTCCTTTTCTATTCAATACTTTTTAATTTGTCTTTTGACTTTTTCTTTTACGAGTTTCCTGAATTAACATTGCATTTTGTCGCATGATTTCTTGGTCAGTAAGCATCGCTTGTTTCTTTTCTTCTTCCTCAGATACGGCTTGCACTACTTCTTCTTTGAGTTGATTCAAGAAAGGGTAGGCATCTTCATATTTAGGAAAATTCTTTGGATCATTAAAAGCATAGATAGCAAGCCTTTGTTGAGAATAATCAAACATCGCTTTCTCTTTTAGCTCGTTCTCATGCCTTTTTTTATTTGCTTCAACTTGGACCATGATTTCATCAAAAGTCATCGCCCAAAAATCTGTAGAAGAAATACCAGCTTCGACTGCCTGAGGGTATAAATCCTCAAGCATGCTGGATAAATTATTGTAGGTTTTTACAGAATGCTGTCTTCCTCTACTGGTTCGCTGTCCAGAGATACCCCATTTGTCGCCTCTTTCTCCGTTTCCTTGTTTCCGAAAAAACCTGATTCTTCAAGTAATTCATTGATTGCGGCAAATAAATCTAAAGTTGAATGTCCTTCATCAACATAGCGCCCAAACGCAGCAACAATATCACTTTCAGATACATTACTTGTTTGATTAGCACCTTGTAATACAATTAGCAATTTGTTTGTGGCTGGGATTTTCGCTTCTCCTTGACCTTTCAAGAACAAACCAACAATTGATTCATCCAAGCGTTTTTCAATTGAAAGAATTGAGTTTCCGTCCAAACGTAATTGAAGATTCAATCCACCGAATTCAAATTGTTTTGTGTTAGGCATTTTTACGATAGTTGCTTTTGTCATTTTTGTTTCTCCGATTTCTATATTTATAAAAAATAAAAAGGTTAGCCACCACTCTGACTAACCTTTAATTGCTAAATTAGTGACTAGCTGGTGTAAAGTTAGGGCCTGCTGATACAACTACTACTAAATTAAATCCAAGTGCTTGGTTGACTTCAACACCATCAAATTTATAAGATGGTTGACCAGTAAAGTCAACTTTCATACCATCAGAATAAGTCACTGTCCACTCAACTGCTTTACCAGCTTTGACCAAAGTATCAATATCTTTAAAGTTGTCTCCTTGATAAATGATTGCGAATTCCAAATTATCTGAATCCTGAATCCCTGCAATATATGCTTTCTTATCTGAACCTAAGTGAGTAACATCTACTTTTTCGGGATCAGCTCCCATTGCGGGAATAGATTTTACTGCTGCGATAGTTTTTGAACCTGATGAATCTTTATAAGAAAGCACCGCTCCTTTTGATAATAGACCTGCTACTGTTGCCATGTTTATTTCCTCCTATTTCGAATAAACGTATTTTGTTTTATTATCCACGATTGCGGATAGTTCAATAATGACACGCTTTAAATCTGCTGTATTAGCATCTCTTTGCGTGCCTGTAAAACCAATATCACCAAATCGTTCGATGACATTATTAACGATAGTAGTCAAACTACTTTTAGAATACAATTCTATTGTGATTGACCATTTTGTTTGAAGTTCCTCTCCACTTCCATCTACAAAATGTGGGTTGTTAACCGTTCTGTAAATAGCTGTAGGAAAATCATTCCAAGTTGACGGATAATCAGTTGCTACTTTTTTAATCTCAGATATCCCATTTAAAACGGAAACAGTAGCAACTTTAATATTTACTCTTTCCATTATTTAAGCTCCCTCAATTTCTTTTGAACGTGCTCTTTGTATATCTCAGGCATTTGCGGAAGGATCTCTTTCAATGATGGATATAAGAAAGGTCTTGCTGGTTGACCACTTGTGATGTAGAATTCTTTGCCTTGAATAGTAATCTTAGGCATGCCATAGATTTCATTCAAATCAATTCCAACTTCCTCAGCTGGAATAAACCAACGAGTTTGAGTATAAACTGGGTTAACACCTTCTGGTAAATCTTTAGAACTTGCTTGACCATTTGGACCAGTACCAAACTCACGATAAATGGCTTGAGCTTTATCCGACCAGACACGCCCAACTATTTTACCTTCCGCATTTTCTACAACCTCAGTCTTTAGACTCCCAAGCAATTCTCCAGAACTGAATTTCATACTAGAAGCTATTCTTAATTCTGCTGCAGAACGAACCAACTCTGTGATTTCGTAAGTCGCATCATTTACAGCGTCATTTAAGATTTTAGGCATCGCATTAATTTTTCGTTTAAGCCTGTCCAAACCTTTAATTTCAACTCCCAATGTCATCGTTCCTTTCTAACATCACATTGATGTGTGTAGAATAAGGTTGAATCGAATTGATTTTATAATCAGGGTTACCGTCCTTATCAACATACACGCAAACACCGCTGTTTTCGTCTCTACCTTCTTTTAGCTCATCACCTTGATACTTACATGATTTCATGCTTGAAAGCTTTGAACCATATATTGTGGCATTGACAGCACCACTTGCGGACTGAACATTCATTTCAAGAGCAATTGGAGCAAGATAATTAACTTGATCGTTTCCCTCCTCATCTTGCGTGTTGTTTGGGTCTATCCTTTTCAAATAAACCGTTGTTAAGTCACGTTTCATCAGGCGCATAAAAACTAACCACCTTTCCGAGTCGATAACGATTCAAGCCACGCTGGATATTTAAAGGAATATCTTCAATAAAGGATTGAGAAACGCCACCTTCTGAACGACTAGACTCTCCCTCTGTGCTTTCACGATTAAAAGTAATTGTGGCTAACTGACGAGCATACAGCCACATTGAATCTAACATCTTATCCTGATTCGTATAATCAAGGACGAGAATAACCGCATCCTCAATTAAACCAGTAGCTTTATTGTCGTCAACGCCCAAATCAGTTTTTAAACGTTCAATTGCTTTAGTTTTTGGTTCATTCTCTTCCATGATTACCTCATTTCATTATTCTATTTTGTAACAGTTACTGCACATACATCAGTTCTCGAGCCGTCAGTGGTAGTTACAGTGATATTTGCTGTACCTTCTGCAATGGCTGTGACTTTACCATCAGAATTTACTGTTGCAATATTGTTAGCGCTAGAAGAATAAGTAACAGCTTTATTAGTTGCATTATCTGGGGCAACTTTTGCTGATAATTCTTTAGTAGCTCCAACTTTCATAGAAGCTGTTTTTTGTGAAATGGTAACTCCTGTTACAGAAATTGGTGAAGCTTGAACACGAACGATTTTTGTTTCATCAACGATTGCAACAACATAATGCTCATCACCAGTGAATTGTGTTACTTTCTTAGTAATTTCACGATCAAATTCAACAAGAACATCACGTTTTAAGAATGTTTTCATTGCACCTGGTTTAACAGCGATTGGTGAACCGTCTTTGATTTTTTTAGAACGAACAATGGTCCAACCAAGGACTTCACCAAATGCACCAGAAACAAGGATATTATCTCCGAGTTCTGAAGCGCGGGTCCAATTAACACCAGCTGCTTGGCGCAAAGTTGCAGCATCTTTATATGAAACAAAAAGGACTCCTTGAGTAAATCCTTGTTCTTCGAGCGCATCAGGAGCTTCAACAAATGTATTTTCTAATTTGTCAATCAAATTAAGGTTAACATCGGATACTACAGTAAGGGCTGCAGTACCAGCAACTGCTACAATTTCATTGTCTACAGCCGATGCAATGGCCATACGGATTTGACGTTGAATTTCCCCAACTGGATCACCATAACCTGAAAGCACCGCTTCATCAGTAATAGCCATCCCTTTAGCAACTTTTTTGATTGTGGCAGTTTGAGTTGCAGTTTGTAATTCGTCCATTTGAATTGCAGCACCTTCGGCAACGACTTTAGCATCACCAGAGTATTTAAATTTAGGCAATGTAATTGTTGAACCTGGTTGACCAGCAAGAGTTGTGTCGATTGGAGCAATTCCTGAGAACTTAATAGCTTTAGGCAATTGAGCAGCTACCATTTGTCCCATAACTTCGGGGTCAACTTGTGAGTTCAAGAACGTTACTACATCGCCAGAAAAGCGTTGCAAGTTGAATTTTAGTTTTTTGTTTTTCATGTTTTTTCTCCTTATTTTGTAGCCTGTTCATAGGCTTTTGGATTTGTTTTTTTCAGTGCCAGCGCTTCTTCATAAGTTAAAGTTGAAATATCAACTGGTTTCCCTGGTGTGGCACCTCCACCAAGCGGAGTATCAACAGAAGCTTTGAGTTTTTCGTTAACTGCTGCTTCTACGGCTTTATCCCATTCAGCTTTGAAAGATTTGACATCTTTAATAGCTTCCTCAGCAGTATTTCCTTGAATACGAGCAGCGAAAGCACTTGGAATACCGATTTCTTGAAGTTGTTTGCCTTTTTCTACAAGCAACTGTTCTTGACGAAAGGTGGCTTTTTCTTTTTCAAAGTCATCTTTTTCTTTTTGAATCAGCGCTTGTTGGCGTTCTTCTTCCGAAAGTTTGGCAAGTCGAGCAGCTTCGTTTTTTTCTTCTTCAAGTTCCTTCTGCCAACGACTTCGTTTAGACTTAACAATTGAATCAACATCAGTATCATCTTTAAGACCAAACTTTTCTTTGATTGTTGCAACTTGTTCATCAGTCAAACTGTCAGCGTTGAATTCAGGAGTTTTAGGGTCTGCAGGGTCCTGTGGGTCTCCTTCTTCTGCAAAGCGTTGTAAGTTGAACTTAAGTAATTTTTCAATCATGTTATTAATCCTTTCCAATTGCTTTTAAAGTGGTTCAATGCTTGCACTTCCGAAGCTTTTAAAGTCATCACGCTTGGACATAAGAAAAGCCCATGGAATACCAAGGGCTTAAAAGTTATTTGCTATAATTAAATTACTGGCTCATTTGCCTAGTATATATTAGAGAGGAGAGTTAAATGTCTTTTAGAATTACACATATCCGAATGGCAGAAGGATATACTGCACTACCAGAAAAAATAACTCATGTTCGTCTACAAGATGGCAAGGTAGAAACTGTTGAAGAGGTTGTAAAATGGATTGATCATCCTTTTGAATACTACTATTTCACAGAATCCGATGGTTCCAAAGCAATTGTAGAAACTGTTCATCCAACAGGCCGAGACCCATACATTCGTACTGCAAAAAACGACTCTATTTTGGATAATTTACTAAGCTTGCCTAAATTTTAAAGTTCTTTCCCACTACTTTCTGGTAGTGGGACTTTATATTTAAAAGTTACTTCCACTTCTAAGCAATCATTTAACTCTTTATTCGATTGACTCCACTCTTTTATTTGATACTTTTCATCATTTAGTAATTCTAATATTTTTTCTTTATAATCCATTCTGCCCTCCTTTGAGCATAAGAAAAGCGCCTGTCAGTGACAAACGCTCTATATTTTTTCTACTTATTTTTTTCTATAATAAATACCTTTTTCAAATCTTCTTTTTTATTATATTTTGTGCCTATATCAATATAATCTATGTCTCTCCAATATATTGAGTCGCCACTTCTTTCCGATGGATGAGGGTAGCTTAATATTGTTAAACCGATAGAAAGTTTTTCTAATGTATTCTTAAACTTATAAGCTTCCCCTCCTAATAAAATTACAGTTTTATAATGGCAGTTTTCTTTAAGGAACTTTTTTATTTTACAGCAATTATGTTTTTTATTAACAAGCATCACATCTTTTTCTTGCAATATTTCTAACGCAACTTCAGTTCCAATTTTTGAAAGGGTCGCCCATTTTCCAATTTGTTGTTCTGCTTCTATTTTTCCATAAATTAGACTAATAACTCTTCTAAAAGCATCAATTTTATCTGATATTTCGGAAGGTATGAACGCTGCAATGTCAAACCCACAATATTTATCCGCCATCCTAGTTGATAAACCCTTAGTAGGATAATCATCGTCTCCAATTATTAATATACTCATAATTTCACCTCAAATAATTATACCTCTAAGCTTCAATGAAATTCAACATCTGGATGCATTGATTTTAATTTAACCATCCATTCGTTGTAAGTTGTACTTCCTTTAATATCAAATGTTTTACCAGTGATAGGGTCAAGTGCCTTGCGAGGTATGTTGTTTAGTCGCTCTGAATACATTGAAGCAACTGAACGACACCAAGGATGAAAAGGTGGATATGTACCTTCTGCACCATTTACAACTGCTTCAGATACTAGAAAGACTTTATGGTCTTTATGACGACAAATTTGTGATGTTCTCAAATCCAAGATAGCAATGATTTGATACTTCTCAACGCCATTGTTTTGCCACGATTTGAGCTTTGCTTGGTTCGCCATATAATTCGCTTCAGTACGAATCAAACGCCTAGCAACGTTAACTGAGCGGTCAAATTCACCAGCAATTGCCTTTGCCATTTGAAACTCACTCATCCCAGTTAAAGCTTCAACCGTGAAGAGCTGTTCTAATCGTTTGGCTAAGGCTTCAGTATCTCCCCATAATCTTTTAGAGTAATTACTTCCTAGCCAGTGACTATCAAGTATGTTTTCCACAGATTTAGTAGATAGTTCTTTGAACTTATAGTCTTTTTTATTCCAGACTTCTTTAACAATGCCATTCTTAGCATTTGCTTGAGCTTCACGAATAATCGTTTCTGCAGTAGTTTCTTTGTAAGCTTCATCTATCGTATCAACATAAAAAGATGTCTGCTTATCAAGCTGAACATCTGCAATTTGTTTTGTTACTAGATAAGACTTTGCTTTTAAATCTTCTGCACGAGTAATTCTTGATTTAAGCGCTAGTCCTGTGAGCCGCTTTTTAGCTTCTCTTTGCAAGTCAGGGTTACTGATATCTTTAGCTAATCTTCTAAGCTCAACTAATTCAGAAACAGGAACAGTTTCATTAAGCATTCTTTTTGCTTCATCATCTGTCAGTTCTGTTTGTTGCTTAGTTCGATTAAATAATTTAGCAATCTGTTTCGTTAAATATGACTGAGCTTGTTTGTATGCCTGCGCTACGACTTCCTCAAGCTGTTTAGCACCGTCATTTACTTTCTTTTCGGCTTTAATCGCTCTTTTTTGCCAGTAGTCAGACATTCTTTTTACTCCTCTACTTTTATATGTTCAGGATATTGTTCGGCTATTGAAACTATTCCATCATAAAGTATCTTAAGGCTTGCTAGTTCTTTATCCGTTGGATCAAGTATAAAATATCCTTCTTCACGTTCAAAAGTTTTCCCAAATGATAACAAAGCATTGGTAACTGTGATATATAAGACAGAAACCCCAGCACATACAATATCATTACCTATATTTGCAAATCCTGCATGTCCAGTCACTTGATACCAATAAATTTGATTGTTTTTCTTTTTGAATTTGGCAGTAATCATTTCGAAAGACCAACAAGAAATTCAACTGAAAATTTAATAGCTTCATCTTTATCGAATCCTTGTTTTAAGCATTCATCATAAAGAGATTTTCCATTTATAGCAGTGGCTCTAAAAGCCTCTGTCAATTCGTTTTGCTCTTTAGCTGCTCGTTCGGTTAGGAGTTTAGCGAAATCTTCGCCGATTATGTTAAGTTTTTCAATAGTTTTATCACTAAGTTCAAATCCCATTTTATTTACCATATCTTTCTATATTTTATTGAAAGTTGTATTTATTTAGATTTTTTTGTTTTTGTTACTGGTTTTTTGACTACTTTCTTTTTGGTAGTAGCTGTTTTAGAAGCAGTTTTTGCCTTAGTTTTAGTTACTTTAGGGGTTTTTGCTGCTTTAGTATTAGTTTTTTGAGTTTTGTTTTTTGTTGTTTTTGTTTTGGCCATTTTCTTGGTCTCCTTTTTGATCTGTCTGATTACCAGACTGTTTATTGTTGTTATCTTGATTTTCTTCCTCATTTTCATCAGGTGGATCATCAAGATTAGAGTGGCTATCTCCTGACTGAACGCCCATAGCTTTCTGATTGAGTTCGATAGCGTCCTCTTTTTCTTCTTGTAACTGTTCAAGAACTTCATCGACATTATCAATATCTGGAAGCCATGAAAGCAACACTTTAAGAGGTAGGATTCCTGCTTGGTGCGCCTGAACAATTTGATTAATAATATCAGTTGTATTGATTGGTAAATTAGGTTTGAGATTAATCTTAATACCGTCAATATCAACATTGTTATTGCTTATTTCTAAATAATTGGCAAAGAGAATCAAACGTTGTCTAAGCCCTTTTATCATATATCGCTCTTTAACTGACATAAGCTGTAGCAAGCCAAAGAGTTTGTATTTCATTGCTTCGCCTGAAACATTTCCTGAGAAGTTTTTATCATTCATATTGGGCACATAAGTCACTTTATGAATATCTTCGAGTAATGCATCACGCAAGACAGCCACTGAATTTTCATCCATTTGTTTGGTAAGATAACTAGCATCTACTTCACCAGGTTTAAATGATGTCTGCATTATCTTTTCTTTTGCTAGCCTAGCACCATCTCCATCCTTTAAGGTAAACCCACGGATAAAAAGAATTGCATCAACAAAAGCTTCTTTATCGTTCAATCTGTCAGACTGAAGCAAGTTATAAGCATCAATTAAACTAATTGCTTGCTCAAAATCCCCTTGTCGTTCTTCGTTGTTACGATATTCAATAACAGGTACTGCTTTAAAATAATGCGGAAGTGCTTTGATTAATTCATAATCTCCGAAACCAATTGAAGCAGCTCTATATGTTATCACCCAATTATCGTTATAATATTTGACAAGATAGTGATCAATAGCTCCTTGCAAGTTATATACCTTTTGATAATGGACCGCAAATAAAGGATTTGCATCAATCGTATCATCTGTAACAAGAAAGATTCCTCTTGGATCAATACATTTAATATCAGCAAATGTTTTACCTATTTGTTTATCTTCATTTAAATAAATCAGCTCGTAGCCTATGCCAAATACTGACAAATCTTTTTCAAGTTCAGTATCATGAGAGACAATATCAACTTTTGTATAAGCGTCAAGAATAGATTGAATGTCATCGCTACTTGTATAAGCAACTGGGTTCCCTACCATAAAACCAACATTCATATCAGTCACATACTTTGCGTGATTTATAACAACTTTATTGTTAGGAATTGCATCATTATCTTTTGTTCGCTTTAAAATATCTTGTTCGCCGTCATAATAATCGGATAGTTTGTCTAATCTCCCTATAGTACTTAAATGTTGAGAGATACAATAATTTAGCAGTTCTGAAGTAGGACTATTTAAATTCCCTGCCATCTCTCTATTTATTTTAATTGCCATGTTTCTCCTTTAGTAAAGACCAAATTGTACTTTGCTCACAATTTCAGCGGTCTTGCCATTTCTTACCTCATTGGTGTAAATTGCATATCGCAAAGAGTCAAGTACATCATCAAAAAGTTTTATTGGTTCTCCCTTTTTTTCATCCCAAACATATTGATAAATCTCATTAGGGAATTTCTCGACTTTATCTCTACAAATAAACAGCTTATCTTTCTTAAACCTACGAGCGACTGCTTCAACACCAGTTAAACGTGCTTTGTCTCCATTAAACGCTTCAATGTGTTCTCGTTTGAATCTATCAACATGTTCAGGACGAGCAGAATCGCAGTAGAAGGGGACTCTTGAACCATAACGTTCTTGAATCTCTTTTGCTATATCTACCCAATAATCAATTTCTTCATGTTGTTTAGCGTGCTCTTCGATTAAATAAGCTGTTCCATCGTCCGTTTCTCCGATAACAACAATTGAACCCCAGTGTTCATACCCCCAGTCAACACCGCAATAGAATGTTGATAGTTTAGGCAAGTCTTTGGATTGTATATAATGTTTGTTGCTATCAAAGTCTTGATAAACCACACCGTCAGCAGATACCCAAAGTCCTTTTATATCACGGTCATAAAACATTCCGCTTGGCGTTGCTGCCTTGATATTTTCACGGTACCTCTTAGATAAGAAAGTATTATCATCTAATTCAAAATGAAAAGCCTTAACATTTTCGTTAGGCTTATCTATATATTCTTTCTTTAACCAATGCTCAGGATTATCAGGGTTAGTATCTGCTAGAATTCTTGCACCATTACCTGAACAACGAGAAACAATTTCAGCAAATACTTCTTGTTTAGCAAGTGAAGCTTCATTAACATATGCTCCATAAGCAGTCATACCACGAATAGCACCAACTCCACCGATATTACCAGTGTATGCTTGAACTACTTTTACACCAAATAATTTAAAGTTGTTATGCTTATCAAACTTAGGCTCTATATTGTACATGTTATAAAGCTCTTGGAGGATGTTCTTATTGATTGTATTTGATGAAACACCGGCCAAAATATACATAGGTTCTTTGACACCCTCTTCATCAGCTATTTTACGAACACGTCTTAATTCAAACAAGAACAAATCATTATTCATCTTTGTTTTACCTGAACGCTTAGCACCATGAAGTAAAGCAATGAACCAATCTTTATTTACTGTTTGCTTTAAAACATCGATTTGTTTTTTGCTATAAATATCACTTATCATCTATAACCTCACTAATCTTACCAAGCAATTCATCCAATTTTTCTTCAGTTGATTTATCAGTTGCAGATTGTATCATTGTAGCTTTGAATTCAGCAATATCAGCTTCTGCAGTAAGTTTTCGAAGAGTTTGTTCAAGTAATTTATCATTACCAGGATAACGTTTAAGAAGTTCCTTCATCGCTTGTATTTGAACCTTAAAGTCAGGAGGTTTCTCAACTTCCGAATAACCCTCTGCATTGGCTACTACAACCGTTTCTTTTATTTTTGCATTAGCTATAAGGCTAAGCCTTTCAAGTATCTCCTGTGCGCTCATAATACGCTCAGAAGCGAGCTGTTCCATTCGTTCATCAATGTATTTTTTAATCTGAGGTTTTCTGAGGTTTTCAGCACCGATTTTGTATGCTGTTTTCTTACTATACCCCGCTTTTATAGCCGCCTGAGTTGCGTTACCTGATTCGATATAATAATCTGCAAACTTCTTCTGTTTTTCAGTAAGTTTCAT